TCGGGCGTCGGAAAGTCCTCCCCGAAGTCCAGCCACAGAGAATGCTTGGCAGGGTGTTCCGCCGACGAGCAGGTCAATTTGTCCGACATTCCAGTCCTCGTATTTCGTCATGTCGCCCAGGTTGGGCACGTTGGGGTAGTGGTGCGCCAGCACCGCGCTCGGGAAGGGCTCGATCTCGCTGAACGCCGCGGGCTGCCATCCCATGTGGTGCCATGCGGCTGAGGCGGCCTCGATGCCAGAGCACACGCTGAGGTATCTCATTCCTCGCCCCCTTCATGCCACACGCACGGCCGCTCGCCCTGCCGCTGCACCAGCCAGCTTGAGGTGCCGGCCAGCTTCGAGATCAGCATCCACCTCAGCCGCCTCGACGCCGCCTGGCGCATGGCCTGCGCTTTGTGGCCGGGCAGGATGCCGGCGCAGTTCTTGACCTCGACGCACCAAGTCACACCGGCCGCGTCGGTGGCGATCAGATCCGCGCTGGTGATGCCGCCAGCCAGGTCATCGACGGCGTAGTCGCGGGCCTGCAGCAGGTGCTTGGCTGCGGTCTCGCCCACCCTGCCCTTGCGTCGGCTGGCTGCGCTCATTGATTGCCCGCCTGCTTGAGCATTTCCTTGCGAATCCACAGCGCCACGCCGTTGACGTCGATGCCGCGGTGCTGGGTGATCCATGCCTCGCTCAGCGTCTTGGCTGCCATCGCGCGCCCCCTCTGAACCCCTACGATTTCGATGGCCTGCGTGACCGCGTCAGGCCAATTCGGCTCTGAAAAACAGCGGGCCAAGATCGAGCGCTCGGGGATCTTCATGCGAACTGCAAGTGCGTGTTCGACCAGCGCGGGTGCTCGGTGAAGCTCGGGCAGATCGTCACCTTGGTGTCGCTGGTGATGCGCGGCTCGACGTAACCGGGCTCGCCTGGCTGAGCGGTTTTGTCCCACCAGGCATGCCCGTAGTTGGGCCGGATCACCGTCATGGCTGGGCCGCTCACATGCTTCTTGCGCGGCGTGGTGTTGACCTGGTGCTCGCTGGACCACTCGGCAAACAACTCAGGCGTGGTGGCGCAGCGCGCCAGCATCGTCTTGCCCTCGCGGCGCATCTCGAAGTGCGTCATCCACCCGGCAATTTGCAGGCGCTTGGCGTTCTTGGTGATGTCGCCGGACTTCCTGGGCGCGTCCAGGCTGGCGGCCACGTCCCGGCACAGCACGCCGCCGGGGCGTGAGGCGAGATCCATCAAGCGGTGCATCTGAAGGGTGGTGTGTTTCATGGGTTGGGCGGCTTGGTGATGGGTTGCTCTGTGGTGGTGAATCGGTGTCCGTTGGCGCACTCGCGGCGGCGGACGTGGCCTCTCGTTTGCGTCACGCGGGTCCAGGCTGCGCACTGCGGGCACAGGGTTCCGTTTTGCGGATTGCGGGTGCCCTTCACAGCCGAGCCCTCACGATCACTCGAGCGGCTTCGATGGCGTCGCAGAACTGCGCGAACTGGGCGAACCACAGCATCTGCGGGCCGTGGCGCTTTGGGTAGACCAGCACCCATGCGGCGATGGATTCGGGGTCGTGCATGTCGATGATCAAAGCAGCGACCTCAGCGTTTCGTTGAGCACGTCCAGCTCGCTCAGCTTCTTCACGTTCCAGATGCGGCGCTGGCCGTGCCAGCCGTTGAAGCTGCCGCGGTGGCAGTCCTCGCACAGCGGGATGCACAGGTACTGCTGGTGCTGCTCGACGTGGTGGGCCTCGCTCGGGCCGGGTGAGTTGCACACGCCGCAGGCCAGCTGCTTCACGCGGGCCAGGTGCAGCCGCTCCCTGGCGCTGATGCGGTTAAGCAATCTCCACCCCCAGCTCGGCAGCGGTGGCGTGGATGAAGTCGAGAAAATCAGAGAACCGGCGCTTGCCCATTGCGCTGGTGCGCAGACCCAGCACCACCATGCCCGGCGAGCCGACCAGCGGGGCCATGCGCAGGGTTTCGTTGGTGAAGCTGGCGCTGAGCAGATCCTTCCACTCGTCCGGCGACAGCGACACCAGCGAGCCGTTGACGCACCACTGCTTTTGCTCTGAGAAGGCCTGCAGCAGCGGCCACAGCGCGGCGTTTTGCTCGAGGCTGCGGCTGGGCTCGGCCACCTTGACCGAGAAGCCCTGCGGGGCGGTTTTGACGGCTTCGACGGCGCGCTGGCGGGCGACGTCGTGGGCCAGCACGAAGCTCACCGCACCCATCGGATCACCTCGTGGGCTTTGGGTTTGAACGCGTCGGTGTAGCCTGGCTCGCACAAGCGCTCAATGAAGGCAACACCCGCGCCGGCCGGCTCGCCGGGCAGGTAGTAGCGGCACTTCTCACGCATGGAACACCAACCCCCCATGCAGCGACTCATGGCGACTCCGGCTGAATGCCGGTGGCGTCTTTGAGCATGGTGCGCTGGGCGTGCGTGAGGTATTCGCCGGCGTCTTTCTTCGCCTGCAGATCCGCAACCCAGCCCCTTGGCGGTTTGGCTTTGAAGACGTCGGCCAGGTTGCGCAGCGTGGCAACTTTCTCGGCCTTGCTCATGGGGCGGATCGGCGTCGGCTGGGCTGGCCGGCGCATGGCGCGCTCGGTTTGCGCATGAAGCTGCTCGGCGGTGACGCGGGCCCAGTCGTGAGGCTGAGCGCCAGCATGCGCGGTGCACAGCTTCGTTCCGGCGTCGTAGCTCCACCGATTTGGGCAGCCGTGAGCGCTGCAGCTCAGGCCTGAGTCGCCGAGAAAGTCGTCGGCCACCTTGCGGTCGACGAAGCTTTCGAAGCTGGATCGTTTGACTTGGCTCATGCTGCTTCCTGGTGGTACTTGCCTTCCAAAACCTTGGCCCAGTTGCCAGGCTCAACGAGCCACGCCAACTCGGCCACAAAGGGCGGTCTTGAGCCAATCGGCGGGGCTCGGCCGCACAGGAACGGCGAGCGACCGACAAAGCCGAACAGGCGTCGCAGGTAGTCCAGGCCGTCGGTTTGGCTCACCCAGCCCTTCTCGGCGGCCGTCTCTCGCCAGCGGGCCTTGAGGTGGGCAGCACGAGATCCGCGCCACTGGCTGGCCAGGTGCTGGGGCAGTTGCGGCAGCACCTCGGCCCACAGCGCAAGCACCTCGACGTGTGGACAGTCTGGAATCGACGGCTTCGGCGGCCGTTCGTCGGCACGACGAGCGGGGAGTTGCGTTAGCAACTCTTTCTCTTCTTCTGTCTCTGTATCTGCTTCTGTCTCTGGGGGCGTCACCGTGACGTCACCGTGACGTTTCGCTTGTTTCAAGCGCTCTCGATACTCTCTTGTGCGCTCTGCTGAGGAGTCAGATTCATACTGACGAGCCACCCAGGCCAGCGGCTGCAAGCACTCAAAACCAATCAGCCCCACCTCGGTCAGGCGCCTGGCGACGTTCTCAAGCTCAGACAGGCTCAAGCCCAGCTTGTGAGCCACCTTGCGGCGGATCAGCTCGGGGCGCTCAACGTCGTCCAAGATGCCCTTGGCCTTGCAGCACAGCAGCGCCACGAAGTGCCAGCGGTCCTCAAAAGCCAGCAGGCCCAGCTTCTCGTCATCGACGGCATCAACGTGCAGCCGAAACCATGCGCGGTCTTTCATGCCAGCTCCCAAACCTGAGCCCTGCCGCCCGTGGGCGTGGGCCGCGTCAGCGGTGTGCGTTTGATGCGTCCGGCCTTGACCAGCTCGTGCATGCGGCGGTCGATCTGGACGTAGTTCAGCCGTGTGTGCGGCTCCAGCTCGTGGGCGGTGGACGGACCACGCATGCGCAGTGCGCACACGATGCGCTCGGCATGTGAGGTGGCGAACAGCTCAGCGCGGCGTGCGGCCTCGTGCGACGTTGCCGGGTCTGTCTTGCGTGCGCGCGGCGGCGCATCAAACTCAATGGCGAGTTGATGACTCACAGCACACCGCCGCGGGAATTGATCACGCTCAACTGAGCTGCTTGCGGACTTTGATCGGACGGCGTCAGGGCGGTAGTCGACCCTTCACGCGAGAGGGCGCGTCGCCTACTCTCTGCAACATGCTCTCCAAACGTCTGCCCGTACTCCAACGAAAACACCATGTCGCGCAACAGCTCAGCGGCGGTGCATCCAGCCGCACACGCTCGGCGCTGGAACCGAAGAGCGGTTTCCTCGTCGAGCAAGGTCTTGAGGCTCTCGGTGAGCTTCATGCGGCCTCTTTCGTCGGGTGCTTGCTTTCAACAAGGGCCAGCATCTCGTCGACGCTGACTTGGCCTTGCGTCCACTCAGCCATAAGCCGCCACAACCTGACGGGCACGCCTGTAGTGCGCCACTGGCTCACGGCGCTGACAGAAACGCCAAAGCGCTCAGCGGTGGCCGTAGTACGGCCTTGTTCTAGGTCAAGCCACTGGTCGATGTGCATGTTGCTAGTTTAGGTCGACGTAAACCTCTAGTCAATACCAACCTAAACCACTATTCGCGTATCTTCTCGTTTGACATGCATTCACTTCGCAGATACAAACTCACTCACTTGCTTGCCACGCAGTTCGGCGGCGATAGGAGTGCTTTTTTGCAAGCCAGCGAAATGTCCAAGGGCCGTCTGAGCCAGCTTCTTGATCCGACTCAACCCTTTGGCGAGACGGCAGCCCGCAACTTAGAAGAGCGCCTGCAGCTTGAGCCAGGCTACTTTGATGCCATGGATGCCCAGACCGTTGAGTGGGCCGTGCAGTTCGACAGCCTGCCCCAGCACTTGAAAGCGCGGTGGAAGGAGCTGGTCGCGCTCATGGCTTCTGGGCCGGCCTTGTGTCCCCCCCCCCCCCCCCCCCCCCCCCCGTGAACACTAGGACAGGCTGAGGCGTTTAGGTTTCGCACTGCTCACGACAAAAATTTCGCCGTGCTGGCGTTTTTTTGTTGTCAAAAGTTTAGGTTGGGCTTGACGTAATGTTTACGCCGACCTAAACTTCTCTCCATGCGTTGCACTTCGCGGCGCTTAGGAGAGACGAATGGACATGGACTACGGCCAGTTCCTCGGCCACCCCGCAGATCCCCGCACAGCCGAGCCGCCTGAGTACGCACTCAGCCAGGCCACCGAACACGCAATCGGCATTCCCGCGCACTGGATCAGCTTCCTTGGTGATGCCATCACCAAGTACGACTCGGCCGAGGTGAAGACGTGGAAGATCAAGGCCGAAGATGTCTGCGATCAAGACACGGCCACGTTGCTGATCTTGGCTTTGACCGGCACCGTCGAACAGGCCGCGAACGCCCGCCTCTATTTGTCTGAGGCGTTCATCGAGCACCACGCTGAGCTGATCGACCAGCTCGCCACGCAGTGCGACGACGCCCATGACGGCCCCGACGAATGGGAGGCCGCATGAAGCAAGACCACAGCGCGTGGCGCTCCCAGTGGTACGAAGACGAGCTGGCCCGACTCGCCTCGCTTGAGGAGCACCCGCAGGGTCGCACCTGGGCTCACCCCACCGACCTGCTGATCGCCGCCGCCGCGGTGGTCGTCGTCACGCTGCTGTTCGTTGGGGCGTTCCAGTGATCCGCCGCACCGAGCCCACGAAGAGCTTGCTGCAGGGCTGCAGCTACACGAATTCGGACCACACCGACATCCGCGCCACCTTCAAAAAGGCACGCGAGACGGCTGAGGATTTCCGCAACGCCTACAGGTTGCTGGCGCAGCACTATCCCACCACCTACTCGCTGCAGCGTGCAGCAGAAATCGCATTGAGGAAGATATGAAAGCCATCTACACCGCCTTCGTCAAAGCGCAGCAGGACTTTGCTCCCGCGCTCAAGACCTCGCTCAATCCGCACTTCAAGTCGAAGTACGTCGGCTTGGACGCGTGTATTGAGGCCGTGCTCGACGCACTCAACAACAACGGCATTGGCCTGCTGCAGCCCACGCATGAATGCAGCGACGGCGTCACTGTTGAGACGCTGTTCATCCACACCAGCGGCGAGTCGATGAGCGGCGGCAAGCTGCATGTGCCGGCCGCCAAGAACGACCCGCAGGGCTACGGCTCGGCGCTCACCTATGCACGCCGCTACAGCCTCATGGCGGCTTGTGGCATCGCGCCCGAAGACGACGACGCCAACGCTGCCTGCCGGCCTGCTGCGAAGCCGGTTGCCAAGCCAAGCAAACACATCAGCGAGTTGAAGTTGATCAGCTCGCGCGCTGAGCTCATTGAGCTTTACAAGTCGCTGCCCGAGCACATCCAGGCCGAGCTCAAGCAGGAATTCAGCCTGCGCAGCGCCGAACTGGAGGCCACGGCATGAACAACATCTTCCTCGACATTGAGACGATCCCCTGCCAGCGAGCCGACATCAAGGCCGACCTGCTGGCCGCGGTCAAGGCGCCGGCCACCTACAAAAAGCCCGAGAGCATTGACGCCTGGCTGGCCGAGAACCGCGAGGCCGAGGCCGAAGCTGCGCTGCTCAAGACGTCATTCGACGGCGGGCTTGGCCAGATTGTTTGCCTCAGTTGGGCCATGGACGAAGGCGACACCCGCTGCCTCATCGTGTCGGATCTGAGCCCTGAGTCAGAACGCGCGCTGCTTGAGGTTTGGATTCAAGACATGGACGAGCTGCGCAAGAAACGCAACTACAACGCGCCGCGATTCATCGGCCACAACGTCGCCGGCTTTGACTTGCCGTTTGTCTGGAAGCGCTGTGTGGTGTTGGGCCTGCGCCCGCCAGCCTGGCTGCCACACCACCCAAAGCCGTGGGGCGGTGAGGTATTCGACACCATGACCGAGTGGGCCGGGCTCAAGGACCGGATCAGCCTTGACCGGCTGTGCAAGGTGCTGGGGCTGCCCGGCAAGGACGACATGACCGGCGCAGACGTGTGGCCGTATGTGCAGGCCGGCCGTCTGGACGAGGTGGCTGAGTACTGCCGCCAGGACGTGCGCCGGGTGCGCGAGATCTACCAGCGCATGACGTTTTCAAACGAATCTATCAACTTGAAGGAAGCAGCATGACTCAGGACTACATCACCAACCGCGGCGTTTTTGGCGTCAACGATCGCAAGACGCAAGACACCCACCCCGACTGGACTGGCAGCGTCAACGTGAACGGCGTGGAGCACTGGCTAGATGGGTACGAAAAGCAACGCAAAGACGGCAGTGGAAGTTTTTTGAGCCTGCGCATCAAGCCTAAAGACGCACCCAAGGCAGCACCAGCGCGCCAGCAGGCCAGCGGCCCCAACGACGCCGACGACTTTCCCTTTTGAACATGAGCAACGAAACCATCCGATGGCTGATGGCCGACTCCGTGAAGCCAGACGACGCTGAGTCAGTGCTGATCGCGTTTGCCGAGCACGACGGAGATCCGACTTGGGTCGGCTGGTACGACAGCGCCGAAGACGGCTGGCGCTGCGCCTCGAGCGGCGTGCTGTTGCGCTTGGGCGTGAGCTACTGGGCGCCGATGCCGAGGGGGCCGGTGTGATCGTGTGGAGTCAAGCCCAGCGAGCCGCCCAGCTCGTGTCCAGCGTCAAGCCCAACGCTCGAGAAGACGCGCTGGCGCTCGTGCTGCGAACAACAGGCGAGGGCTTCCGACTGACGCAGCCGGTGCCGCCCGAGGCGTTGTACGACCTGACAAAGCTGGCCGTGCATGTGCGGCTGCATGCGAGAGCGATGAAACAGGAGGAGCAGACGTGATCAAGACATGGATTCATCGGTGCCAAGAACATCCGGATCACCAGACGGGCATGGTGAGCCATCAAATGATCGCCCTGCGCATGCAGGAAGAAATTGATGACCTCCGCGCTGCCCTCGCGCAGCCTGAGCAGGAGCCGGTGGCGTATCAATGGCTCGGCACCAGCGTGATCCGCAAACGCATCCCAAAAACCGCAGAGGCAGATGCGTGGGCTCCGCTTTATACACGCCCACCCCAGCGCCTGATAGCAGCCGCGCCTGAGTTGCTGGCTGCGCTGAAGCAGTTTGTCGCGTGGTCGAAAGAAGAAAGCCACAACACAGGCTCGACATTTTTGGGGCGTGTTGAGATGTTGCGTGATCTGGATGCTGCGGCCAGCGCCGCCATTGAGAAGGCGCATGGGATTGGGGGTGAGGCATGAAGCCTGACGACATCATCCAGATCAACCCAAACCACAGCGACGACTTTGGCGGGTGCTTGGCCACCGTGCGCGAGGTCAAGGACAACGGCCGGTTGCTGGTCTACATCCAGTCGGCCGCAGTGAAGGGTCAGGCGTATCTGTTCGTGCGTGAGGGCCAGTACGAACCGACTGGCGGCGTGTCACCGTGGGTGGTGGGATCGGCCGACAGCGAAGGGGGTGAGGTGTGATCGAAACCATGAACGCGGCAGAGATTGCCGAGATGCTTCGACTGAAGCGCCAAACCGTCACCGAGCGCATCGTGCGCCTGCCGGATTTCCCGAAACCGTGGTTTGGCCGGATTGCATCGCACCGGCTGTGGCGCAAGGAAGACGTGCTGGCCTGGGTGACTCAAAGCCGCGAGGCGATGTCCTCGGACGACGCTCGGTAGTACGTCGACATCAGGATGCGCAGATCCTTGTGGCCGCTGATGCGCGCCAGCTCAAAGGCATCCACCCTCTTGCTCATGCGCGTGAGCGCATGGGCTCGAGCGTCGTGGAAGTGAACGTCCTTGATGCACAGCGAATCCCGCGCCTTGCGAAAGATGCTGTCGAGGCTGGCGCTGCCGATGGTGAAGCCCTTGAAGCCGGCCAGCAGCACCTGAGTGCGCCGCGAGATGGGAATCTTGCGCGGCTTGCCGGTCCTGTATTCCATCTTGTGGTGGACGGTCGCCACCGAGCCTGACACCGTGGCCGGGCCGAGCTGCAGCACCTCGCCGGCGCGCATGCCGGTGCGCAGACTGAGCAGATACGCGAAGGCCACCTCGGCCTGCTTGGACGTCGGCAGCCGGCCGCTGAAGTGGCCCAGCCAGCGCAGGATGCGCCGGATCTCGCTTGAGGTCGGCAGCTGGTCTCTGGCTGGGTTGTCGCCTGGTGACTGCATGCCCTTGAATGGGCTGTCGCCCATCCAGCGCCATTCGTCTCTGGCTTTGCTGAACACATGGCTGATGAGGTTCAGTTCTCGCTGCACGGTGCCCTTGCTGACCGTTTTGAGTCTGGCATCCCGCCAGGCCACCATGTCTTGCGTCGTGAGCTTGTGGAGCACCTTCCCGCACAGTGCGGGAAAATCCCGCACGAGCGCCTCGATGCGCAGCTGCTCCCAGCGTGCGCCGGCCTTGGTGCTGCTGACGTCTTTGGCGTACCTGGCGAGCGCCTCGGCGAACGTGCGTTTGGGGAACACGCCTCGCTTGGCTGCCATGAGCGCGGCTTCTTCGCGGATGCCCCAGGCCGTGGCCTCGGTCTTGGTCAGGAAGACGGCCGACTGGCGAACGCCGTCGCGCTGGATCTCAACGCGCCACTTGTCCTTGAGCTTCCTGATGTACACCGTGCGGGATTCTGTGCGGGCCTTGTGCGGGCGGAAGCATCAGGATACGCCGTTTGGCGTCGGTTTCCGTCGGTACTTATCCGGCTCGTTCACCGGGCTACAGCCTATGACAACGGGCCAAAACCACAATCGTCGTGGTGCCTCGGGTCGGAATCCGGTTCACCTA